ACTTAAGCAACTTGGTTTGTATGATGAATTCAAAAGCATACGAACAGCAAGGGAGACTGCGCAACGTGCTGTCAATGACGCTAAAGGCCAACTCGATGTTGCTAAAGCGGTTGCAGGAGAAGCCAAGGCTGCAAGAGAAGCGTCTGGATCAATGTTTCAAAGATCGCAAACACGACTGGCAGATGTTCTTGGGACAATTGAAAAACCTGGCGACTTAGCAAAACGTGCTGCAGCCGCACCTGAGAAAGCATTTGAACAAAAGTTGAATCAACAATTAAGCGCAGCAGCCAATAAAAGGCAAATGATTGACACGCTTTTAGAGGCTGAATCCAATCTCATAAGAGCAGAAAAACCTGCTCAAGTAGTAAAAGAAATGAGACTTCTCGCAAAACAACTTAAAGATAAAAACTTAATAAACGAAGAAACTCGTGATCTTATGATGAGGCAAGCTGACAGTCTCAGTAATGACGTAGAAGCTCAACGCAAAGCAATTGCAACCATTAAAAAAGCTGTTGCTTATGGCGCTGGTTTTGGCGCAACCGGCTATGTTGCTCAACAACAAATTTTGGGAGGTGGAAATGCCCCTTAAGAAAGGTAGTAGTCAAAAAACTATTTCCGGCAACATCGGAGAGATGGTGCGGAAGTTCAAAGAAAGTGGCAAGATTGGCACAAGCCGTCCTGCCAGTAAGAGAGCTGCAGTCAAGCAGGCTGCGGCCATAGCCTATTCCACAGCGCGTAAAACCAAGAGAGGTATGCGATGAACTACGATGGCATGATGAAAGCAGAAGGAAACAAAGAAATGAAGCGCCAAGAAGCGCAGGCAGCAGAGGCAGGTCGCAATGAAGTTGCAGGCTCGCTTGCAGCGCAACGTGCATTAGGTCGCCAGCCTATGAACAAGATGCCTGAGCGCCAGCCCAAGCGCCGCATGATGCGGTGAAGCGTAAGCAGTCGGGCATAAACCCTGACTTAGAGGCTGCGATAAGCAAACTCTTGGCTGAAGTCATGGCAGACCCGGAAGCAAGCCTTACCGATAAGTCGAAGATTATTGATCGAGCATTGAAGTTAGAAGCCATACGCCTGAAAGCGAGTGATGCTGACTGGGGTAGAGGCTTTATGGATGAAGACGAAGATGAAGATAGTTAAGGTAGACTAGATAACCTTAATTAACCCCATGAGGCTGAACATGGATTCGAATCTTCTGTTGAAGGTAGTACGCATTAGTTTGAAGTTAGTGGTGGCGAGGGTGTTGACAATCTTGGCGTTGTCGATGACTTTTGCCTTAGCTTGCTGGACAATGTGGGGGCCGAGTTATGAGCGGATCGCCGCATTGCTTATCTTTGCCATCACAGTGTTTTTACCATCCTTGATGAAGGAAACAAAGCATGATGACGATGACGAAAGTAGTGAGCAAACAGGTGGTGCTAAAGCCTAGCCAAGGCACGACCAAGCAGGTCAACCCTAACTTCCAGCCTAAGTTCACCAATGGTGCGCCATGCTATGGCACCATGACTGCAGCGCAGCAATGGGGGAACAAAGGTGGCAAATAATATTGCGTTTCTTGCTACTGGCAAGACTTACCTTTTAAGCGTAACAACAACATCTGCGAATGTTGCTGTCTACGCTGACACGCCTGCTAACCAGTTTGCGCTTTACAACGATGGCAACCATGAAATCTTTGTAAAGACAGGTGCAAGTAGCGGAACTACAGCGGTGATACCAACGTCTGGTACTGGTGAGTATGGATTTGTCGTTCCGCCTAACAGTAGAATTGTGATTACCAACGGCCAGGCCAATGGAACTAATCCGGTCTACTTTGCTGCCATTGTTGATACGGGTACGCACAACCTGTACATCACACCGGGCGAAGGGATGTCCTAAATGGAAGTGTCAATGTCAGTAGTCATACAAGCCCTGATTGGTGCTGCTGCTGGAGCGTTTGGTGCTTATGTGGCTATTCGTTCAGACCTGGCAGAACTCAAGGCTAAGGTTGAACATTTGCACATGACAGCCGATAAAGCGCATACACGCATTGATCAGATTCTGAACAAGTGATGGATGATAAGACTCACGAGCTAGCAGTCCTTAAAGCGCAAGCTAAGATTAGGCTTGAAGAGCTTAAAGCGCAAGATTCGGCCAAAGAAGTAGCAGGCAAAGCCATTGGCGAAGATGGCTTACTGTATATCTTCCTAATCGTGATTGTAGGTGTTGGTGCATCTCTTTTCCTTGAGGGCGAAAAGATCGCCGCTGTTATGGGCTTGCTTGGCGCTTCACTTACTGCGCTGATTCAAATGCTTAACGGTATTGCTGGAACCGCACCCAAGCAAGAAAAGCCTGAGTTTGAAGTGATTAAAGACTTGATCCATCGTTTAGACAAGTTAGACCGTGCCGAGCAACCGATGCAGGTTGATGTTGAAGGCTCTAAAGTAACGGTTAAAAAAGGTTCAGATCAAATCACTGCAAAAGGATAACTATGTTTGAGTTACTTAGTGGTGGTTTGCTTGGCAGCATCTTTGGTGGTTTGTTTCGATTAGCGCCAGAGGTCTTGAAGTTCCTCGACAAGAAGAACGAACGCCAGCATGAGCTGAACATGTTTCAGTTGCAGACCGATCTTGAGAAGATGCGCGGCACTTTCAAGATGGAGGAGAAGTACGTTGACTACTCGACTCAGCAACTTGACACGATCAAAGCGGCCTTTCAAGAACAGGCTGAAACGGCTAAAGCCTCTGGTTGGTTTGTGGCTGGAATCTCGGCACTGGTTCGTCCGGGCATCACATGGGCTTTGTTTTTCATGTACGCGGCAGTCAAGGCGACTTCGCTTGTACTTGCGTTTCAAAGCAATGCGCCATGGCATGAAGTGATTGTGAAGTGTTGGGATGAAGATGACTTTGGACTCTTCACCATGGTGATTTCGTTTTGGTTTGTTGGTAGATCAATAGAGAAATATCAAAAGTCATGACCAAAAAAATACCTATCAATTGCAGTCATTGCGGAAGATTATTTGAGCGCAAAAATGGCGGAAGAGAAAAGCAATGTTCAATTGCTTGTAGGTTTTGGTCAAAAGTTAGCCGCGTTGAAAACGGTTGTTGGGAATGGCAATGGTCATTGTTTAAGCAAACTGGTTACGGCCAATTTGCATTGGATTCAAAGACTCCAGTAAACGCTCATCGCATGTCATGGGAACTTGTTAACGGAACCATTCCTGCTAATCTTTTGGTGTTGCATAAATGCGATAACCGTAAGTGCGTTAATCCTGAACATCTTTTTTTAGGGACGCAAAAAGAAAACATGACTGATATGGTTAAAAAGAATCGTCATGTAGGTACAAAAGGCTGGAAACAATCGCTGAGTCAAAGGTTGCGAGCTTCACAACTAATGAAACGTTTATGGCAAGAGCGGCGTACAAGTGAATGAAGCGATTGAGCTTGCCATCAACGTACTCATCAAGCCCTTTGAAGGTTATGCTCGAAGGCTTCCTGATGGTGGTTGCTGTGCTTATCCTGACCCCGCTACTGGTGGTGAGCCTTGGACTATTGGTTATGGTTCTACTGGTCGTGATATTAGGCAATACACTGTCTGGACAAAAGAACAGGCCGAAGCTGCCCTTCAGGAGCATGTCCGGCACTTCGTATCCGGACTGGTAAAACTCTCACCGAGGCTTCTTTCTGCAAGCCCTAGACGTATTGCTGCAGTCATCAGTTGGGCGTATAACTGTGGCCTTGGTAACTACAGAATCTCCACCTTCAAGAAACGCATTGACGCAAGCGACTGGGAGGGTGCAGCGGTGGAGTGCCGCAAGTGGAACAAGGCTGCTGGCCGAGTGCTTCCAGGGTTGACCAAGCGTCGAGAAGCTGAAGCACTGATGATGAGGTAAGCATGGCAAACCCAATTGCAAAGACAACCCGCGGCAAAGGAAGGCACTTTCAGTCAGTGGCTGAAGGTGGTGGCATGACAGAGGCCGGTAGGAAGGCTTATAACAGGGCTACAGGCTCCAATCTGCAAGCGCCTGCACCTAACCCTTCAACGCCAAGAGAAAAGGCCAGGAAGAAGAGTTTCTGTGCTCGATCACGATCATGGTCTGGCCCAAGAGGTAAGGCCGCTAGAAGACGCTGGAGGTGTTAGATGAAACAAGGACTGTACGCAAACATTCATGCCAAACGTGCTAGCATTGCAGCAGGCTCTGGCGAGAAAATGAGAAAGCCAGGTAGTAAAGGCTCCCCCACCGCCAAGAATTTTCGAGAATCCGCAAAGACTGCGAAAAGAAAACCCCGTCGCTAGGACGGGGCAAAATCCACTTACTCACAGGGGGAGACAACGTGATGAGGCTATCTGCTCGCTTGCCTCAAGCGCTTAACCTACTGGCAGATTCAGCGGAGTCACAATTCATTCTGCATGAGCGTGATCGCATCGTCAAGTCTAAAGATCACTAGACTCTCTTTGCCATCAGCCCTGCAAATCACGACAGGCACCTTCTCACCCTTGGATGAGACTTTGGCCTGCTCCATCCATTCGTA